TCCAGCCGCATCAGCGGTTATCTTTTTCCTATGAAATTTCATCAAATCCCTCCTCTGTAACTTCTCCAGTAAGGTTGAAGAACTTTATAAGCGTTAGTTATATCGTCTGGGTTAATCATAAGACTCTCTAATTCTGTCGGAGAAAATCTTATATTAGGATTTCTTAACTGCTCAAAAGCTCTTGATATTGCTTCATTTTCAGCTAGAGGAGTTAATTTATTGGATTGACTTTGTTTTAAATCATATAATAATTTTGACGTTTCTGGCGTTGCATATCCTGCATTTTCTAAAGCTTCTAACCTTTTTAATGCATAATGTGCTCCTTCGTGCATCCCAGTATCATAAGCTGAACGCCCTTGGTTTTGTATATTTGAATTAGGAGAAATATTTATATTACTTCTAATTGTATTATATGACCCAAGTTTATTTTGCCCAAGCTCTGTATTTCTTCTTATTGCACGAGCTAGGTTTTGTCTTGCTTCAGATAAAGGTACTCCCCCTTGAGAAAGAAGATAAGTTTCAAATCCAAGTCCTCTTTTTGCAGGGGTAAAAGTTAAGGCATCTCCTCCTAAACTCCCTCTTATAGATAAATTAGTAGTTGGTTTTGTTGGTATAGCTTTATTACCTAAACCACCTAAAGCTAGCCCAGATAACATTCCTCCAGCCAAAGAACCTAACTCTTTGGAAGAATTATAATTTCCTTCAATAAGTTCTTGAGCTTTTTGGTTCTGGTAATCGAAAACTTGATTTAGAGGTAAAAGCATTTTAGGGTTTTCTTTATAATATTTATAGCTCTCTTGAGTTGTTTTAACTGGATGAGCTATTACGTTAAAAAAGTCTTGAGGTACTTGAGCTGTGCTTTTAAGAAATCCTTGAACTCCCGTATCTGGAAGAGCATTTATATTATTTTGAGAAGTATCAGCTATGTCTTGAAAAGTTTGAACTCCACCTTTAAGAGTTGGAATTAAACCCCCATTTTCATCTAGTTGAATTCTATCTAGTTCCATTATTTAACTAAGCTCCATATTTGCATATCGTACACTTTTTCTTCACCTTTTGAATTTGTATAAGGAGCTATAGAAGGAATGTACCCAGTCTTTTTAAATCCAAGTCTGCGACACATTCCAATAGCACCAACTGCAATAGCAGGAATTTCAGCATACAAAATATCAAAAATAGAACAGTGAATTATTTGCTTATATATATCTTTAATTCTATGACCCCATATAGAGCGGTCATTAACAATATGAACTTGAGCGGAGTTTTTAATTCCCATTCTTATATTATCAAAAATTATAATACCATAAAGAAACTTTTCATCATCGTCAAGAATAGCCGTTATACTTGAGTCATCCGCTTCGATATAATCCTTAAGGAATAATAATAAACCTTCTGTGCTTAAACCTTTTAAGGGGTTTTGGTCATCAAAAACAAGATGGCAAGAGTCATAGCAACTTTTAATATCTTGAGCAAATTTGAATAAGTCTTGTTCTTTCATCTGTCTATATTTCATAGGCCTAGTTTCCTTGACTAAAATCTATCGTGTAACGATTTTGGATTTTAATATTCATCATTAACCTCCTTGGCTAAAATCGTTTATAAGTATTGCAGCTAAACAAAAAGCTTCCGCTTTAGGAAATTCAAAAGATAAGTTTACCCCATATCGACCAGACATCGGAGCGTATACCCTCGTACAATTTGAGGTTTTATCAGCCCATTTTCTTTGAGTTGAAAAAGAGTCAAAAGACAAGTTAGCCATTTTATCAGAATACAACATAGGAGGAGTATTTTTACCATTCCTTGCTGTTGTAGAACTTGGGTGAATATATTGTAACGATGTTTGAGTATTAGTCGTAGTTAAAGCATATTCAATTCCATTTAATTCAGATATTTCCATAACTGAAGCACATATCATTCTATTATCTCTTAATCCGATTGGTTCAAAAGTTGCAATAGAAGTTAAGTTTTCAATAAGTGTACCCTTCTTAAAATCTTCAAATAGTTTACCGTTTTCACTAACACCAATTACGCCTTGGTTAAATCCTTGATAGTCTTCAACGGTTAAATCCATTTCTCTAGGGAAGATAGCTTTAGAGGCTGGTACGTAAACTATACCATTCTTAAGTTGTTCTCCATAGTAAAGAATTAAAACCTGTGCTTCAGAGTTATATATAAGTTGTCTTTTTTGTTCTGGAATACCAAAACTTTGAGCATTTAATTCTTCAGCTGTAACAAGGGTTTTTCCTGCTACAAGCGAACCAAATACGTTTACTGCTGCGGCAACAAGTAATGAAGCTGAATTACTATCATAGGCTATAATCTTTTTATCAATAATAACGTGGTCTTTAGCATACTCTTGACCTATCTGGGCAATCTTCTTAATTGTTATACCAATTGTACTTTGTTTTACAGATGAAGTACTATCTGCACCAAAAGCTAAGAAATATAAACCATTTTGTTTTGTGATAAGAACACCATTATAATAATCCTCTAGGGCTAAGCATTCAGAATTATCATCGCTAAATCCTCCAAAATATCCAGCTCCAAGACTTTCTTTAAAATTATCAACTACCCCAACACCAGAGTAATATATTACACCACCTACATCTGAAATACATAATCTGTTAGCACAAAAACCCATTATTTTAGGAGTAATAATTTTTTCTGGATTACTTTCGGTAGGCTGTTCTGGAGTATATTTAAAAGTTAAAGTGTTTAATGTTTTTTCAAGCAAAGATACCTTACCTGTCAAAGTTTGATGTTGCGTTCCTTGTTGAGTTACAAGTCTAAGCACACAACCTTGATGTAATATATAAGATATAGGTTGAGAATTTGCTTTAACAACTATAGCTGAATTAACAGTTCCCTCTGAATATTTTTTTATATAGTAATCTCTAAATATTTTAAAGTCTAGCTTACTATCTAAAACATCACAGAATTCTCCGTTTTTAAATAGTTCAACTGTTACTTTTTCGTTTTTGTCGTTTAAGTAAATCTTACAAAGGTATTTTGCTCCTTCTTCTATATACTTTCTATCGAAACGTAAAATATCATCTGGGTTATCTGTTTCTATATAATTTGAAGGATGGCATCTATACTCAATATAGGAAGTTTCAATTGTAGCCCCTAAGTTGTAGCCAATATAACCTTCGCTATAATATTCTTGACTTGTATTAAATAAGACAATACTTGACGTATTAGACTTCTTGATTGTAAATTCAACTTCAAAAACAACTGGGATATTTTGATTTATATAGTCACCAATTTTATCAAAAGTAATAGGGACGCTTTCTTTTATTTCCGAATTGTTTATTGATACAACTTTACTTGGTACAATTTTATCGCTAGATTTAATAGCAATTTCTTTCCCATTCCAATAATAATCTCTGGATGAGTTCGGAATTGTGATTTCGTAATAGCTAGTAAAAGTTGATATGTCCAAGTTATCGTTTAATACTACTTCAACTGACTCTGGATAATATGCTCCAAATTCATAATTAACCCCAGCTGTAGTTAAGATAAGGTTTGTCCCTGTTCTTGCTGTTATAATAGGAACTGTTATTGATGGAATTTGAGTTTTATATTTTCTTAAGCCTTGAGAAGCTGTATATAAATAAACGTTACCTTTATTTGTTTCAATATCTTGAGTCACAATAAAGATAGATGAACTACTTTGGTCATCATCTGATATTAACAAAACTTTTTCATTGTTAGGTATAAGTGCTTTAACGTCATAACCATATTGGGGTACTAATACTCCTTTTTCTGACCAAACATTCCTACCTCCAGTAAGAGCTAGGCTAGTAAGTTGGTCTCCGTATCCTCTCGGTGTATCGAGTAGATATAAACCTTTACTAAAGTCAGTAAATAGAGCTTGACTTGCATCTATTCTTCTTCTTGCCATTAGTCTAGTAATCCTCCTCTGTAGTTATAATGTCCAGCTTGTCTGTTATACCCTCTCATAAGTTCTGTTGAACCAATGTCGTGTTCTAGGAAGGTTTTCATTCTCGCATCAAGTAATTGTGAGTAATAACCAGCGTTAGCATTTTGAAGTCTTGTAAATACTAGCACACAAGCTTTTAGTAAAACAAGGTCACAAAATCTATTATTGGCTAGAATACTATCATCGACACTTTCAATTCTATCTCTGTATTCATCATTATTAGTTGAAACAAGGTCAGTAGTTGAAAGAGTTAATTTGATAGTGTATTCTTGGTCTGGCATCGGCAAAAGTTTAAGATAACCTTTTCTAATAACGTACTCTGAAGGGATACCAGTATTATTCATTTTAATTGGCTCATCTGTCTCCTCATCTTTCTCTAAAACCTCGTGCTCAATTTCATCATAAGTATTTAATAGTTGGTTATACTTAAGTGTTTTGTTTGAACCAGATTGAATAAGTTGTACATTTTTGATAATGCCATCGATACCATACTCATCCTTAAACTTAGATGTAGTAATTGTGTCTGTACGTTCTAAAACATTGTTACAAATATAACAATCATCAATAACGCTCAATAAGGCTTCACTTAGTTGCTCTAAGAGAAACCTGTTAATGTCTGGGGTGTCTGTTTCGTTAGTGTAAAGTGGAAAACCTGTAGCTACAGCTAATCTGTTATACAAGTCTTTTACTAATACTGCCATATTTTGTTTTCTCCTTTAAAGTTAGTAAAGAAAAAGGAGGAAGGGTTACTTACCCAACCCCCTTTACAAATATTATATCACGAAACAATGTGAATTTTAAGCAGGTAATTTAATGAATGCAACAACACCTGCTTTAGGTTCAACCAATTTTTCACCGTAGATTTCTAAGCCGTGGTATTCATCAGCATATCTATCGTGAGATACGAATGTATCTGGTGGAAGAACTTTTGAAGCTCTAGTTACAAGGTTTTTAGTACCGATAACTACAGCCATAACACCTTCACCAGCCCCAGTAATAGCTACTTTGTGTTCTAGGTCTTCGTTATTAGGATCAAGGCAAGCTTCGATTTCTAAATCCATACCTAAAACTCTATCAATTGATTTTCCTTCAACTCTCTTATCAGCTAAATCAGTGCCTCTAGATTTAGTGAAGTATTCAGAAGTTAGTAATAGGTTATAAGCATTATCTGGAACGAATACAGTTGCTCTATCGTTTACACCTTGTTGAGGGTTTGAACCGTAAGTGATATGACCATCTGAAGCGATTGCACCAGCAACTCTTAATTTAGTTTTAGCTGGGATGATTACTTTAGTGAACAATTCATCAGCCGTAGCCAATTCGATTGGAGCTGTTGGAGTACCAATTCTTTGAACAGTTTCATCATTAACAATCATATTAGCTGTTAATAAGTTGTGACCAGTTCTTAAGTTATGTGCTTCAAGAGCTAAGTTACCAGATGCTTCATTCCATCTTTCTTCAGCTTTAGTTAATCTAGAAACTGCGAAAGCATATTTAGCATACTTATCGATAGTCAAGATGTTTTTAGTGAATGTAGCATAAGTTCCTTTAATTCTAGTATCTTTTGCAGCACCATTAGCACCTACGACACCTGTATTACCAGCTAAGATTTTACCAGTGTTGATTTCACCAAATTCAAATTTAACAGAATTTACGTCTGGTTTAGTAATAGAAACAGAGTCACCGATTTTAAAGAAATCACCAGCGAAATCTTCGTTAACTAATTTAGTTGTTATATCTCCCATTGGTTGAGTTAATACAGCAGCCATTTTAGCAGCGTATGCAACTTCCATCTGTTGTGCACCATCATTACCGATAGCACCTACGGCAGTAATTTGTGATGTTTCATCAATAGCCATTTTGTTTTCCTTTCTATTTGCTTTTAAACTTATAATATGTTCAACCAAACCACCAATAAACCGAGATTACTTCTCTTACTGCCATAGTTGGTTACATATCACCCTAGCCACTTGCTAGGCATTTACGTCGTCCGTTGGACTCCTGTCGTCCTTAATCGAACTATACGTCCTTTTCTTCTTCTTTCAATTCGTTAATTACACGTTTAATAATTAACTTGTCTGGAGCATTTACTCCATCCTTAATATCGCGTAAACTGTATGCGATTACCTTTTTCATAATTGCTCTTCCAGCTCCTCCTACAGGAACGCCATACATCATCATAGCATCTGCGGCTAGATTTGCAATTTTTGAAGCTTGTTCTTCATCTTCTTTTGTAATATTAAGTGTTTTAACTTCTTCTATTTCTTCTTTCATTGCTTTATGAAAAGCTCTAAAAAATCTTTTAATATTCATTCTTAACCTCTTTTAGATAAAGCTTTTGCAATTGAGTCTTCGTGTTCTTTATAGAATTTAGCTCTTTCCTTATAAGGTAATTTTGCTAATTCTTCAAGTACATTTAATTCATTTATCATTGTACCAGCACCAGATGAGCCTTTTCCACCTACGCCTTCTTCAAAGTCTTCTACCTTTGGTTTTTCAACTACTGGAGTAGGGGGTACTTCCTCTAGTTTTTCTTCTTCAACTTCTTTAGTTGTCCCTTCAATTTCTGGGGAAGAGTCTTTTGTTTCTGTAGTGTCGTCGTCTGCGACTCCTTCCGCCTTAGCAGGCTTAACCTCGGGTACAACCATTCCTTCTGGAACAACAATCTTAGCTCTGCCTGCTGCAAGTTGAACTTTCATTTGAAGGTCTTCTTTTAAATCTGTAACACCAATTTCATTTACGATGCGTTTAAATGTTTTAACGGCTTCTTTAGCTTGTTCAAGATTTAAACCCATCTTTTCAAATTCACGTGATGCTGCACGATAGATTACTTCATTTTGATGTTTAGAGATTTCATTAACAGCTGCATTTTCTAATTGAGCTTTAAGTTCTTGAGCTTGAGCTATGAACTGCATAGCCAATGTTGCTTTTGCTGGGTCTTCTTTTTTAAGTTCATCCATTGTCTTAGAAGAATCAATACCATTCTGTGCAAAAGAGTCTTTAAGAGCTTGAGCAATCTTGTTAGAACAATCTTGGAATTCTCTCTCAACTTTCATTACTTCAATATTACAAGCTTCAAGAGCTTCTCTTTCTTCTTTTTCTGTTCTAAGCTCTTCAAGTTGAGCTATAAGGTCTTCTTGAACTGAGTCAAGTTGTTCAATTGCTCCTTCTGGAGCTGTCGTTTCTTCTGGAACACTTTTTTCTTCTTCTACTCTATCTTCAACTTCTGGTTTTTCTTCAGTCGGTTCTTCTGGTTGTTGCTCTTCTTCTGTTTTACCCTCTTCGATTGAAGGAGTTACAGGTTCTTCATCTGTTGGTTCAGTATCACTTTCAGTTTCAGTTTCATCTTTTACTTCTTCTTCTACTGGTTCGGTTGCTTCTTCTTGAGCTGCTACTTCTTCAGTCGCTCCTTCTGAAGTAACTTTCTCTTCTTCAGAAGGGTTAAGATTTTCATCTAGAATTTTGTCTTCTTGGTTTTCCATTTACATTTCTCCTTGTTGTTCATTTAACACATTCATATCTTGTATAGGTGTTTGTTGTTGCTCAACTCCTTCCGCAGGAAGAACCCCTTCTAAAAGTTTTCCGTCTTTACCCATCATTGGAGACTGAGTATTGCCTTGACTATCAACTAATTCTAACAAATTATCCGCATCTGTTAAATCAGCTTTAGCCATCAAGTATCTAACTGCTAAGACAACTTGGTCTGGAGCTAAGTTAGAGAATATCATTTGTGCAATTGGTAATTGTAACATTTGCATTAAACGTTGTAATTCACCTTCTTTATCGGCACGACTTGCGTTAGTACTAATAGATACCTTAAGGGTTGGGTCTGAATAAATTTCGTTTAATGGTTGTTCTAATGATAGAGCAAGTTCTCTGTTAAATGTATAGAACCTATTAAATAATGGTAACATAAATCTATATGAGAATACATCTGTCTCAACTCTCATTCTAGAGTTTGCTGCTTGGTGAAGAGCTGCCGTTTCACGAGCTGTTCTAACTGCTCCTCCACCATCACCAGTAATATAGTTATTGATACCTAATACGTTTTTATTTTCTTGTAGTATAAGATTTAATAAATCAAGCCCTTGTCCTGCTGTGAATGGAGGTGTCCAGAATTGAGGTGGTTGAGATGTTGCTTGATATTCAATTTCTTTCCTGTCTCTAATTCCTTTTCTGTCTTGAGGGCTAATTGCTCCTTTAGAATACATTAACCAAGGCACGGAGGCATCTTCTAAATTTTTAATGAACATATCAGTTGCACGGTTAATCAATCTATTTACAGGTTTTACACAAGCTAATGGACTGATACTTCTGTGAGTCATTCTATCAACTTTGTATGGAGCGTAAATAATTCTATTTGTTGTAACAGGATTATATTCCGCTTTAGCAATCGTACCACTAACTATTGTAGCTTTAATATTCTTAAGAACCTTGTTATCACTCGTAATATAATTGCCATAGAAATTTAATACTTCAATTCTATCTTTATCAGTTCTTGATTGAGACTCATCTGTATAACTTCCAGAATAAATATAAGGATAACCTTGACCTTTCTCAGAGTTTTTAGAAATAATTGTATCTTTTTGCTCTTTAGTTAGAAGGGGGTATGCGTCAGATGTTAAAAGTTCTTCAGCTGAAATCCAGCTTCTAACAATCTTGGTACATCCATCTGGGTCTTTATCGTAATCGTACGCATCAACAAAGAAGTCAAGTGGGTCAATACGTTCTATATCAATATCTTTGTATTGAACGTCACCTACTAATTTGAACGAAGCTACATCTTGCCCAGTTTCTTTATCGTATAAAGTTTGTTTTTGTCTAAACTGCTCATTTGTGGTTTTTAATTTAATGAATGCAACTGCTTCACCTTTTAAAATCCAGTCGTCTAATGTATCACCAGATAACTTTTCTAATAATGACATAGACTTAAATTGTTTAGTCATAACCTTCTTTAATTCTGGAGCAAGTAAAACACTATGTGCATCTTCTCCATCTACTTCTAATAATGCTGAATATCCAGATAAACTTGCTTCAATATTCGCTGCCTTATAAACTTTAAACATTTCGGCAGAGTGAGGAAATCTTTCAACATCAGACTCGGTTGTACCAGAGTAAACTGTTCTATACAATCTAACATAATTTCCTTGCATAATTGAAAGAACAGAACCAAGGTCAACTTTCTTTTTGGTTACAAATTGGCGTATCTCATCTTTATATTTCGAGACATCATACCAATCTTGTTTCACTGTAATTGTTTTGTCAGACATAATTTCTCCTTATGTTATATCTGTATTATAATATAAAAGTAAATAAATTTTAATCCCTATAATGTAATATCTTCATCTCCACCTAAACTTTGTTGTTTATTTAAGAAATACATTGGGTAACTTATCGCATCAATAGGGTGGATTAAATACCTCTTATTATCATCTTGTTGTATTTCATTATCGGTTGGAAGTTTAAGTCCGCCATTCGCTAAGTTATTTTTACATTCATCAAAATTATATAATAAACGTTTGCAACCTTCATCAACAAATAGACGTCTTTCTCCTACTGCGTTTTTAATAATACCTCTAAGAACTGCTAATCTATCTTTGATAAACGGGTTTGATTTCAATACCTTAATTACAAAATCATAACCTTTATCTCCGAAATATATAGACATAATTTGATAATCAGAACCATTTGTTTTCATATCAGCTCCGTGGGCATCACCCATTATAATTAGTTCTTTAGTACCATATTGCTCTCTTATAATAGGCTCAATTATCTTACACATATCCTGTGTGGTAACATTCTCAAATATCAATTCCTTGAGTATAAACCATTTGTTATCATATTGCTGAATAAGATACCAGCACATTGGATTATAGTTAAAGTCACAGGTAAGTATAAGCGGATGGGATGGGTTATATTGTAAATTTCGTACATTCTCAATTAAACTGAAGTCTGGGAAAGCTACTGTATTATCTCTATTTACATCAAGCCCCATAATCAATTCTTCAACTTCTTCCGCCGAATACATTTTCATAAGGTTTTCTACGTATGTTTTAGGTAGGTATGTATTTTCTGTTGTTGGAGCAGTTAATGCACGATATCCTTCAACTTTTGTTTTAGGATTTCTAAACATCCTGTAAATCCACCCTCTTGTACCTTGAGGGTTTGTGTGAAGAAACATTGCTCTATAAGGATTAACCCATTCACTCTTTGTCGCTTCACGGAGACGGGCTGAAAGCTCCTTAAAGGTTTTCTCATCAATCAATGAAGCTTCTTCTAACTCAATCCACGTAAACTCTGTTGAACGAAAGTTTTCCCAGTTTGATACGGTTTTAAATCTAATTGTTGAACCGTTAGCAAGGGTCAGTTTTGTTTTTCTATCAGACCACCAATAATGTTGTCCTTCTTTCATTCCCATATTCTCAAGATGCCATTCATACTTAGCTTTAGTTGTATTATCCAAAAGGTCTTGAGATGCAGCACCAACTAATCCTGTACTTCCTGCCCATTGAAATGCAAATAATAATCCCCTCAATGAACCACAAAAAGTCTTCCCTCCTCCAAAACCTCCTTGATAAAGAGAGAAATCCATATAAGAACCACGACCATTTTCTCTGTCACAAGCTTCTCTGGCTTCGTTATCTATTTCAAACATAAATTTATATTGAGTTGGAAATAATTCATAATGTGTTTTTTTTGGCATTAGTAAACCTTCTCTTCAAACATTGTAGTAGGGTCAAATACATCTATATCTAACTGTGAAGCTGCTTCTCTTACTTCCATATTATCGTCAAATAAACAAACTTTATCATACATGCACGCCTGCATAAAGAATACAATCTTATTTAATTTATCTATTGCTGGTCTATCTGTAGCAAGAGAACAAACTGTTATGTCTAAATCTTTTTTATTTAATATAGACTTTAATAATATTCTCGTAGCTAAACATTCTTTTCTAGCTGTAAGAAATATAATTGGTTTTTGACAATTCATTAACATATATTTAAGCTTTTGGTTGGCTTTAAAAATACTGAATACTGCCTGTAAAACCATTAGTAATTCTGCAATAACTGGACTTCTAAACATTTTCCACGTAACAGACATAAGGTCCGTCCACATACCGTGAACAAGTGTATCATCTATATCGCAAAATATAACGTCATATTGATTAAGGTCTCTCATCGACAATAACTCCCATTCCTTTTTTATAGCATCTTTCGAGTAAATCTATTTCCTTGCAAATATTATAACATAAATACTTTGTAAATTTAAGTAGTAATTCTGGGTCTTTTATAGACTCAATCGTTTCATCACCTAAAAACAATTGGCTAACCGCTTCAATATCTTTTAGTTTAGATAGTTTAAATTCCTTAGCAATACTTTCATATTTATTATTTATTGTATAAAGCCCCTTAACCTTTGTTTTCTTTAGCAGATTTCTAGTCTGGAGGCGGACTTCAAGATTAGCATTGCAAAAATTTACCGCTTGTTCTGTTACACTGAAGTTTTCGCTTAGAACAGCTTTAGAATAGAACTTATAACTCTTAAGACAGTTCTTACATTGAAGAAGATGTGCAAAAATCTTATCCTTTTCTTTTATAGAAAGATTATCTTTAAAGAAGTCTTTAGCTAAGTTATAATTCTTTATGCATATATTTTTATCTTTTATCTCTTTATTTTCTTCATTCATAGTTCTATCCCTCTATAAACATTCTAGTTCGTTCTTTATATCTGTCACTATTGAATTTTGTCTGATGAAATTTATCCTTATGTTTGTAATAATTTGTCTTCTTTGCTAACTCCCAAGCTGCATTAAACGAGAAAGTATAATACATAAGTTTCCTTATGAGCTTTGCATCGTGAGCAGATTGGTCAACGCAAGATGGTTCCATATCAATTATTTCAATTAAGTTGCTATCTTTATACCCACATTTTCTTAATGTGAACATATCTGTTACTGGGCTCTCTTTTCGTATTCCAGCTGCAAACGCTTCAGAGTCACTTCCAATCTCAATACCTTGAAACATATCTTTAACCATAGCCTTTTGAGAATATTGTTCGGCTTGCTTTTCGGTTTTTTGCTTTTGCACACGTTGGTATAGTTCTTGAATGAAGTCATTATGTTTATCCACCTTTAAATTTGTATTATAAAAATCAAACGTTGTTGTGACTATATGCCTTTTATTTGTGTAACATTCAAAAGATTTACAACCTTCTAAATCTTTAACAATAAATGTTCCGAGGTTTAGAGTGGTTAAGATATAAATATGTATTCCTGTACCAGAACTTGATACTTCCCATTCAGAGTCATCAAACTCTTCAAGAAGCGCCTTTGTCTGCTCTTCTATCTCTCCATCTTTAAAACAATCATCCAAGTCTAAAACTATAAGACTTACAGTTGGAGTAAGTTTACCTAGTAATACAGATATACTACTACCAATCGCAACACATTTAGCCTGCTCCGCTTGCTTATAGTTAAATACGTCAGCATTATATATGCCTATCGTACGACTTGGTTCAGATAGTTTAAATAATTTTTTATTCTTTGAGATTGTAAATATTTTAAATGGATATAAATACATAGGGGTATAACCTCTTTTATTTTATCTAACTTGATTTCGTTACGTTTTCAAAATACCAGAAAAGTTTATTCAGAAGAAGTAGGGTCCACAGTCGTTTCACTCTCTGCCGTACTATCGGACTGGACTACTTTAGATGGTTTAGAGTCAACCTTAGGCGGCTTCACGGTTATAACTATCTCAAACTTTTGTTCGGCATCATCAATAGCTTTGAGCTTTCTTATCTCTGAAAGAATACGTGCAGCTACTTCGTACTTCTTTTCCTTTTGTGCATCACGTAATAACTTGTTATAAATCAACATAACTGTTTCATTATCGTCTTCTACGCAAGTCATCTTTTCCATCTGGATGATTTCATCTTTAACCTTGTTAAAATCTGGATGACTAAGAATATTATGATACACTTTATTAAGTTCGGTAGATGTGTACTTCTTTGTAGTTATTCTTATTAGCCTTTCAATAGGGTCTTCTCTATATAACTGGGCAAGAACAACCGCTTCAATCATCTCTCTAGTTATACTTAAGTCTTTCATTTTTTTTAGTTTTCTCCTTCTTTGGGCGGATAGTCTTTATAACCCTTCATAACAAGCAAAGCTCTTATATCGAGATAAAATGTTAACATATCATTTATTGCAATACGTTCCCCATCTGTCATATTTCTATTGTTTTGAAGATACAATTGTAATGCTTTTATTTGAGTATTGCATTCTTTTAAACTAATCATATAATACTACTCCATTTACGATTGGATATACTTGTGCGTTCTTAAGTTTACCCTTTTCAAAAGTGACGATTCCTATTCCTTGTTCCCAGTCTGGGTCAATCATATACTCTGGATCAAGAGAGCATAGGCATCCAGTCTCTAGCCAAAGAAATCTACGTTTTGATTTACGTACACTGTATCTAGCTAATTTATGTACGTGTCCTGTTGCACCAGATAAGTAGTGAGCTTCTAGTTCTTTAATAGCGGATAACCCCGATTTATTCCCCAATCTACTCCCGTGCTTAAACATAAAGGTATCGTTCACTAATAAACTGGCACAACCAATAACATCTGGTTCTTCAAGTTTTAATAAACTAAATACGTTTTCCATTAGTCCTGCCACCATTGGTGCATTATCTAATATGTACTTACGGAGTCTAGAGTTCCCTGTTATGGCAGCTTTCCCATCTATTCTAGTCACAAGAGTTCCTAATTCGGTAGTTAGGCAATAAACGTAATCATTATATTTGACTGGTTCGATTTTATTTTGATACTTAATCCAATCGTAGTTCTCGGTTATCATTGCTTTATAAGTTTTCTTCAAAGGATTAAAGTCGCTTCTTCCTTCGTCAATTCTGCAAGATAGATTATTTTTTACACAAACTTCTTGAATAATATCAAGGTTGTGTTTATTACTTGAGTAAAAATATATCCTATTTTCTTTTTTAGCTCCATCTGTCAAAACAATAGTGTCTAATAAAACTTCAAGCTGTTTTCTTTTCAAATACGCAAAACAACTAGGAAATTGTTTTCGACCATCAAAAAAGAATTTGTTTATAATATTTCGTGCTGTTTGACCGTATATTCTTATGTAATAAGGTTGAAGTTTATTACATCCAGAAAGAGTTGCTTTTGCAAAAGTAAACGGTATATTCATAGTCGTTAAAAGACCTTTCAAACTTTCAATTTTTTCTGGAATGGATAATTTGAATTGTATTCTTGGTTTTTGAAATACAATACATCCGTCAGTACAAATCCAAGTCACGAGTTTAATCTCTTCGTCGGTTATATCAACACCTAGTTGATTAGATTTTGCACAAGGTTTTATTAGTTTGTGAAGGTTCTCTGTTTCAGCTTTAAATGCCATGACCTTCTTACCTCCTAATAATAACTCGTGGTTAGGTGTTACAACTTGTTTTGTATTGCAAGTTTCCACGTTTAATAATTCTGTGCAAAAACCTTTATGGTAGTTTATTACTTTTGTTTCTTCTATCAATCCTGTTTTTATATTATAGCCTAGTACCTTTTTTATTTTTTTGTTCACTGCTTCAGCAATATTCACCCATCCCATACTAGTTAATATTTCAGTTCGTTTATCAAAGCATTCGTGGTTTCCTATGGTATAATATATCTTACATTCTTTCCCTGCTTCTCGTCTTAAACATTTTAGGAAAGTTTTACACATCTCTATCTCTTCTTCTGGGTTTTTCCCTGCTGGGTCTTTAGAGAATTTAGAAAGCTTGTAGAAGTCCAACAAGTCCCCATTAAGAACAATCACATCTGGTTTTTTAAAGCCTACCTCTCTTATAAATGCAGTTACAGCTGACTTGTCTTCATAAGGGAAATGTATATCAGATACAACCATTATCCTGCCATTATCAAGCTTCAATGTTTCCTCTTTTAATGTGTTATCTTTTTTCATTTAGCACCTTACTTTCTTTTTTATTATGCTTAACTGTTTTCTTTTTAGAGATGCCTAATTCTTTTTCAATGTAATCAAATAACATTGCATCGTATTCTCTACTATCTTTAGCTTTTTTCATTGTTAAACTCCTCAACTATTCTATAAATCATAAGAATTCATAAAAGTAAGTAAACCATCAAGAAACTCTCTATCTTTCTTCCCAATAATATTATAAACAAGGGACTCGATAGTTCTTGCTTGTTTAAAATCAGGTTCTAATAAAGTAACTGCTTCATCTTGAAAATCTCCTAGACAAAATCCAATTAAAAATGTTATAAATAAACTCATTTATTATTTTCCTCTATGTTATCTCTTGTATAAGACTCTTTATTAAAGTCATTCGCTTGCGAATTAAAGACTTTATTTGTTGTATAAGGTTCTTTACTGAAGTCAACTAACTTAATATCCCAATTGTAAACTCCGTCTTTATTTCAAAAACCACAATCACAAAGTTTTATATCTTTTAATTTATTTATTGTTAAATGGCTTAATCTAAAAATGTAAACACCTATAACACTTAAACCAAAGAAAAATATTAGTTGAGCCACTAATTCATTCATTGTACAAAAGATAAAGTAAACTATTATCAATGAAATTAAACCACTTGAGAAATTTTTAAACCGCCTCATTATATATCTCCTTTACTTTTTTATTCCAATATTTAAAATGTCCTATAATAATATCTGAAAGATTATTATAATCATAATAACCTTCTTCAATAACTTTATTATGTAATGGAGAAATAAGAATTAAATTCTTTAAACATTCATCAATACTTACTCCCCTATTTCTATAAACTCTTATTACATTTTCAATTGTAACTCCACCGAGTTTATTTAATTCGATAACAGCTTTTTTCTCTCCGATACCATACACACCTTGGACATTATCTTCTCTGTCTCCAGTTAAGAACTGAATAATTCTATGCTGTTCCATTTCTTTTTCATCTTGTTCGACAATTTCTTCTGATAGATTTATTTTACAATATCTTTTACAATAATATCTAAGGTCTTTATCGTCAGAGAAAACAACTGGAGTAAATCCAATTTTATCATATATTTCATACTCTAATACAATTAAATCGTCAGCTTCAACGTTATCCTTAATAATTTTATCTTTATAGTATAGTTTAACAAATTCTCTAAACTCTCCAAGCAAGGGGTCTTTCTTTCTGTTAGCCTTATAGGATGGATAAATATCTTTCTTATAAGTATGCCCAGATATATAATATTTAATTATATCCTGTTCATCTAGTTTTGACTTTGAAGACTCGACCAATTCCTCAAGTAAAGCTAACATCTCATCAAAGTCTGCTGAACCCTTATTTATAGTTGCGTAGTAAGCCTTGCAAATATATCCATCAAAATCTAATAAAGCTACGTTGTACATAATTTATATTTCCTCTTCTGCTGGAATAATGAATACTTCTAACTTACCCAATACTATTCCATTTTTATTACAATAACTCATTAACTCATCTAGGCTATCAAAACAAAGAATATTACCATCTTTGTCTATATGATAATCTAAATCCTCTGGTAACATAAATGTTATAACTTCTTTCTTTCTTTTCATAAAATTATTTGTTATCTCCTTTAACTATATTATGACATATTATAAAGTATTTTTCAATACCTTTATTAAGCTTTTGTTATATCTTCTTCAACATATTTTTCTGCTGCATATTTAACGCATTGATAAATATATTTCTTTGTTTTCACTGCTAGCTTACTATGAGGCTTGTTTGCTAGAGCAAGAAGTTCATCCTCCGTAAAGTTTAAACCAAACTTAACTTGAACAAAAGTTACATTCATTTCTTCTTTATTAGTACCACACATTGTTGGTTCTTGCTTCGTTAATTCTTTCTCTTCTTTCTTTTGTTGATTGTTTCTTTCTTCGTTTGTCATCTTTAATTATATCCTCCTTTAAATAAAGATAAGTTTTTATTTTATCAATTACTTTTCTTTCAAGTTGAGCAGCTCGTGTAGTAGAATACCCAAACATTTCTCCGCATTCTTTGAATGAATGGATTGGTGTAAAGTATTCATCATACCTATACTGAAATAAAGATTTTTGAGTTGGTGTTATATAGTTTTTCACTATCGTTTTCATCTTAGTTCTTAGGGCTTCAGAGTCAATACGCTCTTCCATTTCAGTTAAGTCTTTTGCTCCAGCTTTAGCTTCTATGAAATCTGGGATAGCTCCAAAGGTTACACTACCTCTTTCTAAAGCAACTCTTCTTTTACTATATTTATTCATAGTTAAAGCAGCATAAGGATAACTTAACTTACTTAATCTCCAGTTCATATATGTAGCCATTTCTCTACTTAAAATTTTATAAGCATAAGTAGAAAACTTTATCCCTATACCGTCTTTAAATTTTGTTCCACGCTCCATTAAACGTAAAGTAAGATGATTAAAATTATCTTGGAAGTTATCTGGGTATCTATCGTATTTCATAATAATTTTTGCAAGCATTGCTTTATTATCTACGCACCATTGTCCGATTTCTTTTGAATTCATATTATTTAAATATCTCCTTATCTAATTCATCCTTATGCTCTTGCATATATAACTCTAGAATAGCTAGTGCATTCCAAGCCATATGTACTAAGTGAGGTAATTTTGTTTCTTCATCTTTATCAATACCAGCATTGTATTTTAACAGATGTCTCACCATTGCATCTCGGTATCTTTTGATACCATTATCTACAAGTTGCCAGTTCTTTGGATCAGGATATTTATGTGTACCATACTCGATACACGCACCAACTGCCATTAACGCTCGGCTAAACACATCTGTCAATGTACCAGCCATAGGCTTGCCATTATCATATTTCTTTCCTGTTCCATCGTCAGTTAGGTCGTAAGATTTACTTTCGGAGTCATTATCCCCTTGTAAAAAATCTAAAACTCCTTTTACAGTACTAATGTTTTGCCGAGCAAGTTCTTTAAACTCTTGCCTTGCCTCTGAATTACAAGGGTCTAAAAACATCTCCAATTTTTTTTCTTTAGCTATCAAAAAGGTAAACAAAACTTTATCACCAGTTCCTCCGTTAAAAGTAAACAGTGTTCCTCCACCCCAATAAAGATTAACTTTTAAAAACATATCTAAAAGACTCCAGGAAGCTTTTTTGTTATATCTCTGAAAAGCTAATTCCTGCTGTTCGAGAGTGTTATAATAATCAATACCCATATTCTTCAATACCTCTTACTTTTTTACCTTGTCGTTCTATATCTTTAGCATACTTCTCGGCTAGCTCCTTAGTTAGAAATAACTTAGAAGATATGACTCGTTTATCCCACTCATAGACCACATAATAATTTACGTGTCCACTAGGATTACTTGGTTTCATTTTAACATCCTTCCTTTTCACATCTTTGTTTTTTAATTTCTTCCGATATTTTAATAATATCTTTGAGTCTATCAGTTTTTATTTGTTTAAGTTGTTTGTCTTTATAGGAAAAACAAACCGTAAAATATTCAATTTTAGGAATTATACGGACTCTAATATTAAATTCTCTCCATAAATAATTTAACTCTTGTACTAGGCTTAAACCTTCTCGCAAGTCTAACGACTTAATTAAGAAGATAGCCAGAACAATAGTCTTCGGTAAAGATTTAAACATAGTTCCTTCTTTCCAGTATTAAACATAACCTATTATCTAACCTATATTTGTATGTGATATTTTTCTTATCTCCATATCTATTTTTAAAAAGCGTTGCGAGAATTTTCTTATCTCCTTTCTCGTTTAATTCCATCAAAGTTAATCCCACGTCAGCATCTTCTTCAATAGACCCAGAACCTTTTCCTCTAATCCTTGAACCATCGAAGCTATCTTTATTAGACCTGTACTTAGTGCCGTCGTTACTTTGTCTAGATGCTTGTGAACATATAATAAACTTTCTCCCTGTTCGTCTGGCGTAAGTTTGTAATTCTCTAGCTGCATTTGTTATCACCTCATATTCTGTTCCAACTCCTCTTACTCTCTGAATATAATCAACAACAATATATTCAAACTCTGGGAAACAGTCAAACATTTTAATCATATCTTCAACTGTTGCTCCGCCTGTTTCGCATATGTCTATATTCTTTAAGTAATCAAATTGGTCATCTTCTATTATACTATCCATTATATAGTTTGCTTCGTCTCTGTGAAATGAGTACATCTCCCTTAATTGTTTCATTCCTATTCCAGTTAGTGTCTTTAACTGTCGTTCCATAAGAAGCCCTGCACCCATTTCACAGGAACAAATTAAAACTTTCTTACCTTGTTTAGCTAAGTTAGTTGCAATAGTTAAACCCCAGAGAGACTTGCCCACATTCGGAGCTGCAATGATAAATGTAACAGAACCATTTCTAATTGTTTCTACACAATCATCTAGAATTTCAATCCCATAAGTAGTATCTCCTTGAGCTATTCTTTCTTCAAAATCATCTTTGATTTCTTGAATACCATCAAGGATTGGTACTGGTTTATATATTCTTTTGTTTATGTATTCGTTATTTTCCATCGTTCATTTTTATTATATCATTCATTATTTCTATATTCAAGTCTTCTAGTTCATCATAAGTTCTTTGAAGTTTTTCAAAATCATCTTGCTGAATTACTAGCTTTGTTTCAAAAACATCTCTATCATATTCATCTTTCGTTGGATGCATTTCTTCTCCGATTTCGGCTATAACTTCATCGAATGCCGTCAAACATTTATCTATTCTATCCCGTATTTCTTGAAAGCTACTCATCGTAGTTAACCTCCTTTAGTTCTGGGAATTTCATCATTAACATCTTAACATCAAAAGCATTTTCCCTAATGTCTTTTGGTATCATTTTAATATATTCTTTTGCGGTATTAAAATCTTCTATCGTGTACGGGTTAAGAGGTATCTTAATTCTATCTTTACAAATAAAGCTTTTACATTTCTCATAAACCCACCCATCTTCTTTAAGAAAATTTATATGTGTCTTTGAATTATAATCCTTGAGCTTTGATCTATACTTAGCACTACTTTCTTGGTTTCTCTCTAAGTATTCAATGTAATCATACAATACGGCAAAAGCTCTCTTAATATAAGTATCTCCATAATCTGTACGAAGTGCCTTGTATTGATATTCACAAAGCCTAATCTTTCCTTTCGGGTCAAGTTCTCCATCTCTATTATATAGTTTTGTTTTTCCTTTTCGGATATATCTTGCAGATAATTCTATATACAAATTCTTAGCTTGTAATGGAGTCAAGTTCATTACAAGGTCAATCAATAAATCGTATATGTCTAATCCTCTATCTATTTTTCTTGCCATCTTTTATATCTCATTTATTACTACTATATAATTTATTATTACCATTACTGTCAACGTCGATAAAATTATTATTCCATCCATTTCTACACTATTTCCTCAAATATGTTTATTAACATATCTACTCTATGTTGGTATTTCTTATTGAAGTTTATTCTATAAGGTGCTGCGATAATAAAATAGTTTTCATTTATTTTCAAAGCCTGCCTTAACCTATACTCCAACGAAGTTGGAACATAAACCCTTACAGTTGTTGTTCCTCCAAAGTATTCAGTAGCTGTGTAACAAGCAAGTTTTAATATCATAGCTTCAGAAACAAACTCATAGTCTAAAAGCTTACCATAATAATAGTTTCTGGTAAGATATTTTAAATTACTATTAGGATTGTCACCTGTTACCTTATTCATCATTCTTTCTTCTTGTTTCTTTTTCTACTAGACTCTTCTTTAATTTACTAGCTATAAACTTTCGTATGTTGTTCGGGCATTGTTGCTTGTTCTTTATAAGCATTCTATCTAGTCGATATAAAGCTTTGTCGGTTTCAACTTTACCAAACTCTTTAACTAATTCATTGTAATCATCTTCCAATAGCTCAAACTTAAAGAATACGTTTCGTTTAGGTAAACCTAATTCTTTTCTAGTTTCAGATAACTGGAGAATAAATCTAGCGAGCAAAAGATTATTAGTTCTAATAAGTATTTTTATTTGTCTTAGCTCCTCCTCTAATATGTCTAATTTTTGTTGTTGTTCTTCCATTACCTTCGTTCTTTCTTACTTTGTTATAATTCTTTAATATTGTTTGTGCTATCTTAGAATAATTCATAACTTTAGTCCTTTTCTTTAAGCCTGTTAATAACCATCGTTGAAGTCCATCCTCCAATATAGTCTCTAACATCATCTAACACATCTGAAAATTCAGCAGTAATTTCATCATAAGCTTTTCTAAACATTTCTGCTGACACCTTTTTAACATCTCCGTTAAGTTGAGTTGCTGATTTCTTATATGGATTAGCTGGCTTTTCTGTATTCTTATATGCGGTTGCTACGCTTTTCTTAGCTCCATCTTTACAATCCATACAAGTTACACGTTCTGGGAATTTCTCTGCAAAGCTTTTCCACTTATCATCAAGTGTTACTTCTTTACCACATTTTGCACATTTTGTTTTAATTGTCATCGTCGTTATCTCCTTTTATTAATAACATTCTTCTAATACTTAAACCTTCTTTTTGATAATAAACTTCTCTTTCTTCATAATAACATTTTCTTAACCTTAAAGAGTAGAACTCTTTTTCTAAAATCGGTTTATTATCTCTGTAATATTCAGAAGACTCATTATCGTTAATTATCGTTGTTATCTCTGTTATTTTAATCATTGTTTATTACCTCTTTTCTAAAAAAAAAATAAAGCTGGTGTAGATAGCGTGAAAGGATATTCATGAAGTATGAGGTATGTTTACGAGGTTGTTATAAACAGATGCAACCCACCAGCAAATTGCAAAACTTTATTATGTTAATTCTTCCAATAATACCATAATAGCTGCACCAACGGCTACACCTGCTAGACCACTTGCCATTATATAATATAAATTTAGCCACATAGGGTATATCTCCTTTTATTTCTTATTTCACAAATTAAGCTCTAGCAAAAATACTAGGTAAGTCCGTTTGAAAAGAGTAGTGTCGAAGAATAAACTTATAAAAACTTTTCTATTCCCGATGAATACTCTGACTCGACTAACTTTGGGTCAAACTTATTCATCTCATCTAGATTAACAAACATTGTTCCTGCTCCATCTTTCGGTTTTTTGTCGCTGTCTATCACATCTAGAATTTTAACTTTATCATCCTCTAATTTAATTTGATAGTAAATCATAACTAATTTATTCTTTCCTTTCTATAAACATTATACTATATTAAAATCTAAAATTAAACCCTTTTGTTACAATCCTTTACTTCTTATTGCTCTAAATAAAACTGCTGGGCTTGGGCAAGGTTCATCTTCCAGTATCTCGCTACATATATTAGCATACTGACTACATATTAAACCTTTACTATCTCCTTCGCTACCATCCCTTAAAAGGAAGTCAACTATTATATCTTTCCCGTAAGGATAGAATAAATATTTCTCTAACTGTGTACTAAATAAATTACACGGATAAAAATAATATTCAGTATTCTTTGTTCGTTCCAATCTTAAAAAGTCTTTAAATAAATATCTTCTTACTCCCGATGGAATTCTTTTATTTCCTAATTTTTCTGGAGCCGATGTGCTTTCATATAAAAACTGCCCATCAACAATCATAGCGACGTGAGATGGAACAAGTTCTTCATCATATTCTTTTGTCTTTGCTTGGATAACTCTAGATATAAAACTAGAACCAAAACAAAATAATAATCCCGTATCACCTTTACATATTAAAGCCTTCAGTATATCAAGCCTTAATAGCTCGGGTTGAGGAGGTATTTTATTTCCTTTTCTTTTAGTCATAGTTGAACCTTCCTAAATTTATAGTTTTGTATTCTTAATACCATATATCTTTTTCTTTAGCCATTTTGCGTAGTGTTTTTACAAATTCCAATGGACTTAATTCATTTTCTAGATTTTTACAAATCCTACTTTTGTACTTGCAAAGTATGACTTACCATCTTTATGTTTAATGTTAATTTCCAACCAGTCTTCTGCATCACGATTTAATACTTGGTCTATTACATCAGTACTATTAAGTATAACTTTATTCAAAAGATTAAGTAATACTTCTTTCTTTGTTTTCATTTTACAACTCCTTTTCAATTAAGTCTAATAACTGTTGTGTTGTATTCTTTTTCTTGTTTATATTTCTTATTTGAATTGCAACACTACCTGCCGATGGATTACTATCTGGAATAAATTCCTTAATAACTTTTGCTATCATATTATTAGATAACTTTAGAGGTAATAACGTTTTAATTATATTCTGTTGAGTTAATTCTATTTCCTCTCTAGTGAACTTATCGAACATCTTGCCTATAATTTTATCAAGTATTTCTTTTGTAACCTCATTATCCGCTATTGTTTTTCGTCTGGCAACTCCCGTCATATTCTTATTCCTCTCCGTTGGTTTACATATTCTGCTAATGGATAACAAGGACAAGCCGTTGGGTATAGATCCCTATGATTAACTGCCTTATAAACTCTTGGATATATTTTCTTAATCCATTTATATATCTCTACACAACTAATCAATTGTTCGTCTGTTGGGAACTCTTTACTAAAATTACCTTCTAAGCATACGCCAATCGAGCAAGAGTTATTCCCTTTGCAATGACTCCCAACATATTGGATAGGTCTGCCTTGATACACCTTACCATCTTTTCTAATGTAATAATGATAACCAATACCAGCCCAACCCTGCTTCGAGTGTTGTTGATGTATTGATTGCACATCCCCATTACCACCTCGATGATGAAAGACTACAAGCAAAACCTTATTAGGATTAAGCTTGCTCATCTGTTTAAATGTAAAATTATTTTTTATTACTTCCATTTTGTTCACCTCCTCTATAATTTGTACATCAATTGATTGATAATTATTATTACACTTAATAAAATTATTACTATAAATAAATCATCCATCATTTATTTATCCTTATTCAATCTTTCTTTTCCTTCTTTACCAAATACATCTAAACGCTTTATTATTTCTGGGTCGTATAAGGATATTAGAGCATAAAAAGAGTCTCTTTCACTCGGGCTGAATATACATTGTTGAATTACTTCACTTTTATATTTTAATACAAAAGGTTCTTTTGGTTTTTTATTGTTTACTAACCAATCAACCCCAGTAATAAAGCCCTCCTTATCTGTTACTATTAATAAAATATATTGCATAATATTATACCTCATCTAATTAGTTACATTATAAAAAGAAAAAGGAGGTTACAAGTAACGAGCTGATAACCTCCGAGAGATTATAAAATTGTAGGCATAAGCCTACGTCCAAGAGAAAAGCGTTGTTAATAGGTTCTAATTAAATATAAATCTTTTTCTTCATTGAAAGCTATAATACTATCATCCACTTCGCTTTCAATATCCCATTGCTCAAAATCTTTCTTGCTAATAATTGTTAAATTATTTATATAGTCGTCATCAACTATGCTCGTAATATCCAATTTGCAACCTTCAAAACATCCAGAATAAACTAACTCCTTATAATAATCTTTATATAAATCTAGAATAGTTTCATCTTTTGTCCAATATTCAACTCTATCTAAAAACATTTTTAATAACATATGTTCATCAATTGTAATTGTAATCATAATTAAATCCTTTCATCTTTATCGATTTAATAATCTTGTAATAGTTCTTCTAAAATTTCTCTTTCTTCACTATCAAACATATTATAATATGCTTCTGTCTCTTTCTGGCAAGCCTTATAAATTTTTAACGCTTCCATTGAATTATCATAACCAAACTCATCACAAAAATCATTAAAACCTATCCCGCTTACATCATCTCCAATTATTGAGGATAATACATCTCTTTTTGAAGGTCTTTTAGGTTTACCTGCTCTATTAACTAACCTAGAACCCATATAAAAATCCGTTACATATTCTTTATCAAAATAAATCAATCTTACCTGCCATTTGCTGGCTTTTCTTTTCCATTCGTTATTCAAATCTTCTTTAGTTTTAATAGCTCTTTGAACCTTAATTTTAATATTCGATAAAATATTTTCTTTTGTAATTCCATTTCTCATTTTATAATCCTTTCATAATATTGTACACGTTTTTAGTAGCTAGTTAGTAAGTAATAGTTATACATAATACTATTTAATATATACTCTACATTGTCTAGCTATTTGTTTACCTTCTATACTATCCCAAGTTATAACTCTATTGTCTCTATCTCTTAAAGTTTGATTGTTGATTGCACTTGTTAAAGCTGGACAACTTTCTTCAATTGGCACATCTTTTATAGTAATTATATTACTAAATACTACACTTAAAACAAACAAAAAACAAAAACCATAGAAGACGCCCTTACCTAAATAAACAAATATTTCATCTTTCATAATCTCTTATCCTTTCATTTATTATTTACCTTATTAAAATACCACACGTTTTTTGTTGAAGTAAGTTAACTATAATAATTATATGGTACTTAAATAAAATAAACACTCCAGACCTCTCTCCATCTTGTGTCCATTAGTTGCAATACTGCACGCCTTAAAAGTGGAAATTGACTCACGCATAGCTTCTCAATTATTTTACATCGATGATTAACTATATTCTCATTATGTCGATGGTTCTATATTTAATTGTTTAAGAGTCGTCCGTCTGACGACGTACTAGTTATTTACTTAACTTATACATTTATTATAGCATATTTTATTTAGTTTGTTAAATCTTTTATTATTTAATAATGTAAATTATGTTATGTTTATAGTGGACATACGACGCACTCATTAAATAGATAAGATTGAAACAAATAATCTAATATGTTATATTATCAATGTACATTGTTCGTTACGAACGTTAGTTAATTGCTTAACTCTATATTTATATTATAACATATATTAACTTATTTTTTAAGCGTTTAGTTACATATTGTTACAATTAAAATATTATATTGTTAATGTGCTCACATAAGTTATTTATTTAACTTACATTATTATAATAAATCGTTATAAAATAAAATACACCACCTAAAAGAATAAATTGTTTCTAATCCTTTAGAATTATTTTATATAGTACTAAAGTATTACTTATGATATTATTATAAATTATTATATATATAAAGTTATAATTAGTTGATCAACTTCAACCTTTAATATATAAGCAAGTGTTCTAATAAGCCATTATTATTATCTTATTATTATAACTAAGGGGGTGATCCGTCGATAAGCCCCCTTTTTCTTTCGCCCGAAAAAGTGGGATTATACACTGAAACACGAAGGGTGTATCTAGCAAATTAAGTTGAAAGGTTAATTACACGAATAACATATAATCCTATAGGATTAGTACATATAATACTATAGAATAATATAACCTATCAATCAAAGGATTGAGCGAGCGGAACACATTCTTTCTTTTAATTCTTAATTCTCTTTATCTAGTACTTTATTTACTTTCTTATAAAAAACGTGTAAAACTCTTTTCAGTTATTATATCACTTTATTTATTCTATCTTATATATTAACTACACAAAAACGTGTATAACTCTTAAAAGAAAATAAATCATATACTTAAGTTATTGTATATACTTAATAACGAATAAGCTTAAGTTATCTTATTAGATATAGCTTATGAGTACGAACTTTTATACTTTAATCAGATACTTTATCAATAAAAGTGAGTAAACTGTTCCTTATACTAATATAATAATAATACTTATATTATTAGTCATTTTGACACCGAAAAACAACCCTTTTCCATGTCATTTTGATATGGAAGTGAAAACAACGTTATAGATAATCCTCTACTTCTATATTACTTAAGTCCTCGGCAATATCTTCTTTCTGTTTCTTCTTTTGCCAAGTAGTCATTCTTATATAACCTTCTCTAGCAGCTTTCTTTATTTCTTCTGAAGTTCTCTTTCCTTTTTCTGTATAGTTTGCTACAATAATACATTTTCTCTTACATCCATTTTTAAGAACCATCTTTGTAATGATTTCCTTTTTCTCCATATCCTCAAGCATCCTTCTTAAAGTGCTAAGACTTATTCCAAATAAAGCTGCAATATAATTCAATGTCCAAATCATTACACTCTGTCTTAAAATTAAATTATAGATATGTTGTTCCACAAAATCTAATTGAAAAGTATCTCCTATCCAATAAGGGCAAGGAGCCCAAAACTTTCCCATCCTACTATCATTTATTTCGTAATCCATTATCTATTTCTCTATTATATCTTCTTTAATAAAACGTGTATAAAACCAAGTGTTAGGTATAAGACTTATAAACATATCTCTCAACCAAACTTGCAGTAAAATCTCTTCTACCTTCCGAAGTTCATTTACTGCTAGTTGAATATAATCACCGTTAGGAAGACAAAGCATATCTGCTAATTCTTCAAAGGTAGAAAACTGTATCCAGCCTATTTCCTTACAGATAGTTTGTATTTCCTTCCTAACATTATTTAATTGAGTTTTAGTCAATTTCTGTTTAGAGATGTATTTATTCTTCTTTTTTGTTTCGCTTTTCATTTAATTGCACCTTTACAACTTCTAAATTTATATCATCTGCAACATCAAGAAATTCTTTATAAGGGACTTTTAATACACCTCTATACACTCCATATTTCTTTTCTAGGATAGAATATACTAATGAACTCATTAAGTCGCTTAAATAACCTAATCCTTCATAGTTGAATTTAAGACATCTTTCAGCTTGAGATTTAGATTTAAAAAATTGAGTACATTCATTTAAATCATCAAATCTGCCAGTTCTTGTAACATAGTAATCAGTTGCCAAGTCTTTTAGTGCGTATAAAATCATATAATTCCTCTCTTTTTACCTTGTTTTCTTTTACCTTTGTTAGGATTTTATTCCATATAACAGTACATAATTCTTGAACTTTTTCTTTTGCGGGAGGAGCTGAAGTTATATACTTTAATCTCTCCGCTGCTGCTACTACCTCTGGAGAACTTCTTGGAAGGTTAAATCCACTATAACAGTGGTCTTCTCCAAACCCCTCAAACTCTTTGTCGTGATAACCTAGATTATTTGATATTTCTGGATGAGCTATTTGCAGTTCGGCTAACCTTCTAGCAATTTTATCATATTGCCAATCCTCTATTAGGTTTGTATTAAATTGGTAGTATAGGCAAGAATGAACTAATATCTGTTTTCTTCTTCTAAGCATTTCAGATTTAAGTTCGTCAATATTCTGTTCAAATAAATTTAATTGTTTGTTCATTCCTGTAATAAATCCTTTTTAAGAGGGGTTGGTAAAATCTAGGATAAATCTATAAGGGGTATATATAAACACGCCTTAAATCGCATTCTAGAAGTCTTAGAATTGATTATTTGTCTTCTTCATCCTCTAAATAATCTGCTCCAAATCCAACTTCAATTCCAGTACCTCCAGCCAATTCTTGACTTGCTTCAGCTTCCTCTGAATATTCTTTAACAAATTGAGCTATGGTTTGATACTCTTCAGATGTCATAACTACATAATTTTTCTTTAGATAAAGACACCCAAAGATAACCAGAATAATAGTGTTTATTGCACAAAGTAAAGTTGTTATGCTAATCATTTTTTGATGCCTCCCTTAAATAAAAATAAAGATGGGATTTGATTAAGGCTGGATAAATCCCGAAAGACCCGTTTCTTTATTAAGACTTGTTTATAAAGATTATTTTTTCAAGTCTGGAGCTAGTACTGCGTACATTTTACCAGCTTTTGATTTTTTAATCTCAATATTGATAAAGCCAGCTTCGTTTGGTTCATTTTCTAGGAATTGCTCTACATTAACTCCTAATTTAATAATGTCTCCAAACTTTGTTTCTTGTATTTTTACACTAACTCCTTTTGCGAATTCCATGTCATTTTGTTTTTTGTTCATTTTATTTTTCTCCTTATACTCTTATATATTGTTTTATATTATTAAGTAGCTGTCATAGTTTACTAGGATGCTGGCTCTGAACCAACAGCGTAAATAAATTTTAATTGACTTTTTGGAAGGTCAATTCTTGAGTATCCAATACAAACATTTTGCCCTTTTTTCACGGGAGCAAGTCCCCCGCTATGAGCTGCCTGAGATGCTATTTGCCATCTTATAAAAGGTTTAGTATAATCCACAGTTTGATTGTAAAATAACTCTATGGAGTGAAAACCATCTTCATTATTAGAATATGTGGTTACACAAAAATACCCATCCGCTGGAGCAGTATAAGTTGTACCAGATGCCCCTAACTCTAAATCAATATATTTATTAGATGGCATAGCCATATGACTCATATATTCATTATTTACAGGTGATTTAGTTATGACGTCATATTGATTAGTTTCATCTCCAAACTGAAGGGATTTACCTTTGATAATCGTATCTACCAAGTCATATGAAACAAACCCATTATGATTTTGACGGGCTTTCATAAGCATATTACATACGTAATTATTTTCATCATAAGAAATTGCAGGACTATACGAGTCAGCTGGAAGATGACCTAAATAAAGTTTTTTAGTAGTTACAGTTTCGCTTAATAAAGGGTTGTTTAAAGTTGCAGAGGAGTCCAATCGTATTTTATTCTCTTCATCCAAAGACAGTTTTGTTGATTCAACAGTTCCTATTTTAATGCCTCCCAAGGTTGTGCTAGTCGCAACGGGTATATCTCCACCTCCTCCAGCTAGTAAATCAATTACAGTACCATCAGAGTTTTTGAATGTTAAAGAAGAAGGTTTAATAGATAATCCTTTAGTATAATCTAAGCCATCCGTACATAGTTGAATACCTTCGTCGTTTTTAGTGTACATCCCAAAAGTCTTGTCAGTCCCGTTGGCACTAATAAAAGCGTTTCCGTGACCATTACTTAAATCAATATGTGCTTCTCTTACTGGAGATATATTAGGATTCCATTGATTTATAACTATATCATTATCGAATGTTTTCTTTCCAGAAATAGTTTGAGCTGTATCAGTTGTAACTGCGGTATCTGAAGTACCTCCTTGATATGGCAAACTATTATAAGCTGTAATACCATCGCCAATTTTAAGCTTTCCTGTATCAGTTTCAAAACAAGGCTCTCCAGCTGAAAGGGTTGGATTATTAGTTGACCAGTTAGCTGCTGTATCTCTTCTTAATTGTATTTTCGTCATCTAAACTTCCTCCCCGTTTACTGTTTTGAATAAGTTATCTAATTGTTCTGAAGTAACTCCAAACTGTCCTGCTAATTGGTCAAGTAATGGATTACCTCTATATACGTGGTTACAGAATTGTAACTCAATAGCTACTTGAGCGTTTGTGTCCATCAATTCTTTTAATTTAGCCCATTCAATACCTAACTTCTGTGTACAAGCTAGAAGAAAATCTCTAGGAGTCATTTTAAGCATTGCAATTCTTTCTTTCTCTTTTTGCACAGCTACTTCTGGAGTAACGTATTCTCCACTAACTAATTGATAATCAACATCGGTTTCTTCAATAGTAATATTAGGTATCATAATTGCTCTTTTTTCAAGATTTTCTCTTGTCGCATCTGTTAAGACAATTAACTCGCCTTGCTTCGCTATAAACATAAACAAAATCCTCCTTTGTTTGTTATGCAGTGTTCTATATATTATATCTCTATTATACCATAAAAAAGAGGGGATTTTAACCCCTCTTAAATATTTTTATGAGAACAATAGGCATTCTGTGCTTCAGAATTTTATATGAATATACAGAATAATACAGTCCCAAGTAATCCGTAGATTATCATAAATAACATTATTTGTTCTTCGGTTAATTCTATCATACAGAAGTACTATCTCCTCCATCGATTACAGCTGGAGTAGCGTTCAACAAATCGTATTCATTTTGATAATAGTCTTTAAATTTTACGCCAGCATCAATTGTTAACGTTCCTTGATTTCCTGCACTTAAAATAATTTTACCATCACTCATTATGTTTAATTTGTCAGCAATAGTTCCTAAGGTAAATGTATTCAAGGGCTCATCTACATTCATTGATAGAGCTTTAGTAGAGTTATTTACGTAAAAAACTAAATTAGAAGATGATTGAAACGCTGAATGGGGGGTTATAGTTGCTGTTTCTCCGATAGTTAGATGGTTAATTTTTAAACTAGGGTATATCTGACCATCAAAAGAAGACCCTAAATATGTAAAGGTTTTTTGACCGCTAATCTCCTGTTCTGTGTCAGTAGTTACCATATTGGTTGGAGCACTTCCTCCTCCAACGGCACTAATCGTACCGTCATCCGTGATAGTAATTGTAGTTCCATCTGGTTTAACCTTACCAGCGGTCGTAGTTGTTGCAATAGGGATGTCTCCTGTACCACCTCCACCAGTTGAGTCAATACGAACTGTTCCATCAGTCAAGTCTGTTAAAGTGATATTAGAACCAGCCGTTAACTTAGTTTGTTTCATACTAAGCGACGTTTTCATCGTTGATATATCAGCTTCATTAGCTGTAACACGACCACTTAAGTCGTTTACTTCATTACCCAACTCATCTAAATTAGCGTGAAGTTTACCGTTAACAACTTGAATAGTTTGGTTATCCACATCTAATTCAGTAAGATATTTCTTGTTTTCGGTAGTCTGAATGTCATCTGACCGTAAACCATTTGCTTTAACTGATACTGCGTTTATCTCTCCAGCACTTGATATAGACGTAGAGTTAAGGTAAGTTGCAGTAACTTGGTTAAGAGCTGCAACTCCATCAACTGTTAACGCTCCGCCAGTAATATTAACTTTTCCTACAAAAGTATTATCTCCAGTGAACCTGTTATCTCCAGCTGCTGTCACATCACCACTTCCAGTAGGAAGAGGAATAGTAGCATTGGTAGTTATAACACCATTTTTACTTTTTTGTACAGTTAAATCTGACCCATAAACCCCTACACTAGAAACGTATTCCATATCTTGAAGTTTATCTATATCTCCAGAATTTGCCGTTACTATGTTTTGTAAGTCTTGTGTTTCAGTCTTTTTTGTGTAATTTTGAACAGCTTGTTCGGCTGTAATTACACTTGTTTCAGATGTGGGAGTTAATACAGTTTCATCTGGTTCAAGCTTAACAACACCTTTAGTTGTTTCAGTAGCTTCATCAATATCACCATAATATTGATTTCCTGTCTCTCTATTAAGCCGAACATACGTTCCACCCATATCTTCTGGTACAAGACCCTCTTTTAAGTTAGGAGTATCAAAAGATGTATCATCTGTTTCGTTTTGAATATGAAGTACATACTCTTCTTTTGTATTTGTTTTTTCGGTAATAACTGGACTAAACCCTGTATCACCTTTTTCGCCTCTTTGACCACGTACGCCTTGTCTATTGAGGTAAAATTTGAAATCGACCATCTAAATCCTCCTCTATACTTGTACTACTCTTATTGCATTAAACTCGTTATTCTCATCACCTACAGTCAAACTATAAATAAGAGCTAACGAAGTTGCATCAAGTAAATCTAATTTGATTGGAAATTTACCTAATCCAAGTAAGTTTGTATCAGCTTTGGATACAACAAAGGTAAACCCTCCATTGTTCGGGTCATCTATTTGACCAAGTTCCTCTATATCTGTGTTCTGTGTTATAATCTTTTCAATTAGCACTTTTGCATCAGCTATAGGTGACCCAAGAACTTGGAAACGAATAGCATAGTTATTTAAGTCAAGCGGACTAAAATCACTTGCGTTATCGTTTATTCCTATTGAAGCCGTAAAAGGATTGTTTTGTCCTCTTATACAAGTTGCATCAATGTAAGGCATATATTTCTCCTTATCTTACTATGGTATCCAAGAGGGGAGTTAACCCCTCTTTTAATATATTATACCATAAATCTAATTCATTTTTAATCCTCATACTTTGCTGTATAGGTATTTATTAACTTTCCCGTTAATGGGTTTGCAACGCCTTTTGGAACATATAAATATGTTGGAATGGTAAAGTATCGTAAGCTACTTCCTCCTCTATTTTGCATATAAGATATTTGATTACCAAACAATTTTACTTCTCCATCATATTGTCCATCAGTTGCCCAGCAGAAAGCTCCACCTCCAGTAAATCCATTATTAGATACAAAAGGTAAACCCCTACCTTGAATAGTTATACTCCTATTTGAACTTTCAGACATAACCTTATTGATTGTAGCAAGCTGCCTTGTATCTCTATTCCAGTTTAAGTCACATATCTTAACTAATCTACCTGCATCGGCATCTCCGTCAGTTATGATTGTAGTTTTAACATCGGTTAATTGCATTCCAAAGAAAGAATAAAATGGTTCTACATACGCACCACGTTTGTTAAACGTTCCATATATTCTTATCCCATTTGCATTAGCGAAGTCAAATTCGCACCACAAATTATTATTACTATCTCGAGATGTTTTAAAATTAGATAAACTTCCGCTTAATGTGTCCATAGAAAATGGTTCAATCCCGAAAGCATCAATTGCCCCAAACTTAACGTGTCCAGAAAAAGCGGATGGAAAATTCCAAACCCATTGCCATTGCTTTCCATATCCTTCTAATTTTGCTGAAGCTGTCCATCCTTTATAAACACCAGTCGTTCCAGATGGTATCATACTAGGAACCTGCCAAGCTACAGAACTATCTGAAGTTGCCCAGATATTTCCCCAAGATGTACTATTAGTAATTTTTGGAATGGTTACACTTTGTACTGAAGTCGTAGCCCCAGCTCCAAAGGAATATCTTTTATTATCTACATCGAAGTATAGAATATTCCCACTACCAGTCATATCTTGTTCATCAGCTCGATAAACTGTATTATCAGCAAATACGAAACCAGCTGTAATTTTACAATGGTTAGCATCAATCTTGAATGGTTTACATCCAACCGAACATCCTTGATAAGTTTGAATAATACGTTTTAATCCACCTACAGACAAGGTATATCCACTAGCTCCAAGTTCTGCTGAACCTTTAGTATAATCAATATCTAGTACTTTAGCAGAAGCATTATAGATATCTACCATATCATTGATATTACCCACAATTTCATCAAAAGCATTTTGCACATCAGATATTTTAACTAATCCTTTAAAATCTTTCATTCTGCTTTCTCCTTACTTGACATTGTATTTTACTTTAAATACTAATGAAGCATTTCCTGTTAGCTTATCTCCAGCTTTCATATAAACAATTACAAATCTTTTACAATTAAAAGCGTTCCAATAACCTAAAATAGTTGTATCATTTAACTTTATTTCAGCTGTATTATCAGTTCCTACAACTACAACACATTCGTAATCTGTTGCTGTATAAGGGAGAGAGATATTAGCACCTTTGCTTAAGCTAGAGTAGTTATTGTAATCTACAGATTGGATATATTCAGATATATTCTCTAAGCAAATATATCCATCGCTATCTATTCTAAAATCAAATAACTTAACTCCTGTTTCAACTTTAGACTTACTTACAAATTTAATTTCTCGACCTGTAGTTAAGTTTGATATAGATTGCTCATAATAAGCTGAACCTTCTCTTAAGTTTGTCTGTCCAGAAGCACAAGTAATTCTCAAAGTTGTATTATTGAAAGTTAATACATCAACGTATAACATTCCTTTAACATATTCTAGTCTTTTAACTATAAATGGAGCATCTACAATTTGAAATACCTCATTTACTCTGCAAGGTGAACCAAGTTCTGCTGGAACAGGTACTTGATAATTTCTGGAGATATATTCTTTATATATGTCTTGAACAGAAAGAACATTTTTAAGATTTAATTCAGCTTCGCTTTTCAACTTGTTTAACTGTTTAAATGCAGCTGTAAGTTTTGAACCAAAGGCTAAATGGGAATTATTAAAAAAATCAAAACTCATTATCTAATTGTCCTTCCGTACTTGCATCTTATAAAGGTAAACGAACCACTATGCCTTTCTGTATCTGACCAGCCTACGGTGTCTCCACCGTCAGTCCAGTTTTTAGGTTCACGATTTCCAGCATTATTTCCATCGACCGTTAAATTCCCTATATTTTGGAATTTCATTTTTGATAATGCCTGTAGAACATTACGTCCTACTAAATACCCAGACTCGTTACATTTAATTGAACCGTTAGTATAACATCCAACAAACATAGAGTCAGCAGGTGTAACAGATGAAGCACTTGCAGTTACGTCACCGTTTGATAGGTTACAATAAAGCCAAGGCTTACTATCACTTGCCCCAGTTTCTTGATAATCGAGACGTTCGATAATCTTATTATCCTCTGTGTAAAAGACCATCTTTGTACATTTTGTACCGTTGAAATCACAAGTAATTGGGTACTTTCTACAATTCATAATATTCATTAAAGAACGTAAATTGACAATACTATCTTCTTCTGAATTAAGTGTTACATCTGGATAGACTATTGCACTTAAGTCTGGTAGGTTTACATCGAAGGCATCTAACTTAGTTATTTCAATCAATTTTTTTTCAATAGCATTAAAGTTTTCAATTAAAACGTCTTTGTAAATTCTACCAACGATTTCCTCTGTATCGGGGTCAATCCCTTGATTATCATACCAATCCAATCTTGGGAGCGTAAATCTATCTATTTTATTAGCCATTTATTTAGTACCCCCTCTGTTTTTTTAATAAATCGTATCTTTGACCTCTCAAAAGACTTCTACCTTTTCTAACAGATAATGGTCTATCTTCTTGAAGAGCAGGAATGTAAGGCTGACTATATAAACCTAAGTATGAACCCATTACATCGGCAAGCTCACGTGGTTTACGTGGGTTACCACCCATTATCATATTATTAGTAGTTTCATCCTTATGGAAATCTCCAAATAAGCTTTGTCCGTATGGTTGATAGTACTTATACCCTAGCACTGTGCCGGCTACCGGAAGAATGTTCTTATTAGCTAGGTTTAAAATACCAATTGTTTCTTTAGCAAAAGCTGAAGCTAATTCGTCTAATCTTCCACCTTGTTTTTCCCATCCATGGTCTGTCCAAGTATATCTTTTCGCTCCGTCATATATATGAGTAAGACTTCTACTTGGGTTTTTCTCTGCTCTCTTAAGAGCTCTACCATAAACATCTTTCCCGTTTGCAGCGTTCCATAATCTAGCAAGTGTTACAGATGTAGTTGGATCACGAAGTACACTGTCTTTTGGATTAGAAATCAGTTTGAACGTATTCATCTGAGGTATCCATTCAATAGTTGCTTCTTTTATTTGACCTGTTCTATCATCAAAGTAATATGATACACCTTGTTTGTCTGACTTAACACCTAGATTTAATCTATCCTGCATCTCTTCATCAAGACCTATTTCAGCTAAGGTTTGATTTAAAGCCCAGTTAGCTAAAACTGGGTATTTAGTTGTCATATGTACTGTGCTTGCTGCTGCTGTATCAACCCATCTCCAGAATGGATTTGACATAGCTAATGGTTCAATAATTTGTCGTGGAAAGAATGTTTTAGAGTTGTTTAATAATGAAGTAGCTTTAACATCTTTAATAATATCGGCTAATTTATCCGCTTCAGCCGCTTCAATATATTTTAATCTATCTTGAGGTAAAACTCCCATTTGACGAAGTTTTCTATTTGCTGCTATTTCAGAGAAAGAATTTTGTAGCTTTCTATCAAGAAATTCAGCTATACCTCCAGTTGTATATTTATTAAATTGATTTAGCTCTCTTAAAACTGGGGTCTTGATATTTCTTAGTTGACTTGTTCTTCTGTACGTTCCAAGCTCTTTAGAAAGTCTTCCACGCGTTGCAATAGCGTTTGCTATATCATCAAGTATATTTGTTCCAGATGCAAGTAATGATGTTATACCACCACCAATTGCGTTAGCACCTAAATATGTACCAGATGCGAGCATTTGACCTATACCTAAGTTATAAAAGTCGTTTAAGATTTGATAACCGAATGGAGATCCAAAAGGTTTCAATTGTTGTTTCAATTCTCTAACAACGTGCTTATTGATAGGTATATCATCTACTTTTGTAGCTGTATCACTTGCATTGTCTAAAGCTTTAAGTATATCTCCAGACTGAAGAGCTTCCTTACTAACATACTTAGCTTCCTTGGCATCTTTTGCTAAAACGCTTTCTCCTGCTAACATTCCATCTTCAAGCTGTCTTGCTATATTGTTACTAATATACTGTTTACTTAATCTTTCAACATATTCATCTGGCTTTGATAAAGCCTTAGCTATATCTTCATAGGTTTGAGTACCAAACTCCCGTGTAGAAAACTTACCAGAGTAAATTCTCTTTGTATCATCTAATCCGGATGCAGCTTTAAGAGCTTTATCTATTTCAGCTGCCTCATCCATAGCGTGAGTGATAGGGAACAATCTTCCCTCATAGAAACCTTGCTTAGCATCAATAACTTGTTTAGCTAGTTTGTCACCTTGTTCAGCTAGATTTTTCAAACCTACGTTTCTATCAACTCCTTGAGGGATTGAGTCATACAATGCTGCAATTTCTTTTTCAGCCTGCCTGTAAGTTATATTTTTCTTTCTAGCTATGTTTTGTGCTACGGTTAAGTGTTCTGGGTCAACCGCTGTTTGGGGGCTGTGTTTTTGGGTAATTACGTTATAATCATCAGAGAATTTTTTAAGTGCTTCTCTTTGAGCTACTGGTACGCCTTCCCAGTCTCCTGTTTCTTCAGCTCGCTTAATCAAGTCACCAAGGTTTTTATTTTTACCTAAATCCTTTGCTTGTTCAATTATTTTATTAGTATCACGTGCAACTTCAGATGTTGTTGTATTGATTATATTTTCTGCTACTTGTCCAGCTGTTGCACCTTTGGCAGTTGAAAAACCTTTTCCAGTTTTACCAATTGCTCTGTTTACAGCTTTAACTCCAGTACTAATAGCGGGAGCGAAATCAAGAGCGACATCTAATGGGTTTTCAGCCATAGCCTTAGCTGTATTTTTAAGTTGTTGACCTACGGCTTTAGTACCTTCAACAAATCCCTTATCTTTGTACACACCAGCTATTCTACCTGCTGTATTTGTATCAAGATTATAGGGTTGACCTAATATATCTAACGTTTTATTAAACGTAGCATTTACTGGGTTTGTTTGGGCTACTCTACCTAAATATTGAGCATAATCTCCAAGGGTAGCATTCCCATCTTCAACCATCTTTTTAAATATCTTTGCTTCTCGTTCTGTATTCTTCCAATTACGTTTTTGAAAATCTACAAATTTTCCAATTAGTTCTGGAATATGAGTAGCAGAGTAAACCAATCCTGTAGATATATCCCCAGCGTTTCTTACAGCATTGTAAGGCATAGCATACCAGAAGTTTGACTTCGTTGGAATAATTCTTCCTTCTGTATGCCAACTAGGAGGAGGAGCGGGTTGTCTTGATGTGTGTAATTGTTCAAGGACTGCTCTTTGTTGTTCGGGGGATAAAAGGGCGTTTGCCCCTGTTTCTGCTCCTGAAGGAACACCCCCTGCGGAAAGATTTCTATAAAATTCTTGACTCTCTGGAGTTAACCCTAAATTAACATATTGTGAAAAATCCATTTAATTATACTCCTTAATCGTCCGTTCTAAATAAATCCATAAATTTAAACATTTGAGGCGAATTACCTTGTTGCGGTGTAAGACCAAATAAACTGTTACTTGTGTCAGCTGTTGGTTGTCCTAAAATATTTCTAATTGATGGAACTGTTTGAGTAGCTGCACTAAAACCTTCTGGGTTAAACATACCATTAGCAATAATATTACCTGCTGCACCAGCTCTAGCTGTATCAGCGTTCTGTTGTTGAATGCCAATCTTTTGTTGACCTTGTCTTAATTGTTCTTGAACTACTGGACTGTTTGCTTCTGCATCAGATTTAATTTGTGGCATAATTAAGTCTTTAGCTGTAGTTACATTAGTCCCGTAAACGCCAGCATCAGTTCCATATCTTCCTAAGTTAAACTGATTTTGGGCATTGACTGCATTTGCTTCTGTTGTTGGAAGTTGATTAAAGTATGTATTCAACCCAGTCCTTTGTGTATTTAACATAGTTCCATAATCAGATTGAATTTGTTTTTGATAATCAGCTTCCTGTTTCATTCTTTCTTCTTGTATTTTTTGTAATGCGTTAATAACATTACCATTTCCAGCTTGGGCTTGTTTCATTAACTCTTGAGCTAATTGTTGATTACCTTGAGCTAATATTAAAGCTGTTTCTTGGAATTGCTTCATATTAGCTAATTGAGCAAGATATTCTTGATTAGTTAAATCATAAGCGTTATCGATTGGAGTTTGATAGTTTTGTAAAGAGTTCATCATCTGATAATATTTTTCTTTACTTACATCTCCTAAAGTTCCAGCTCCTTGTTTTGCTTTCATAACATTCATTGCATCCAGAGCTTGTTCTGGAGTTAAACGCACTAAATCCCAACGAGGGTCGTTAGCAAGAACTTGATTGTATTCATCTCTTAAGCCCTTCATTGTATCATAAGCGTTTTGCCTACCTAATTGAATTTCAGCTTTTGACATAGCTGGAAGACTTGCTTGAAGTTGCTGATTAGCTTGAAGTATTCTTTCTGTATCAAGCTGATTTAACATATCATTATATTGACTTGCTGTTACCAATTGAGGAGTTCCATCTTCATTAGTACCTACTTGAACCATAGGCCTTATGTCAGCTGGAGCTTGTACTGGTGCTGCAATATTTCTCAGAGCCATCTCTTCTCTAGGAGTTATTTTTGCGTTTGTTAACCCTGTTGGGTCTGTTACTGCATTAGTAAATAAATCTATATAATTAGGTCTATCTGGATTAAGAATATTTAACCTTGAAGCTGCTCCAGTTATGTTTCCAGTTTTTGAAACTCCTCCTGTTAAAACCCCTCTATCGCTTGTACCTTTTCCAGCCATAGTCATAATAGAATTAACATAGTCTTGGGTTTCCTTAAAAGGAGGAATACCACCATATTTTGCTACATTTCCAGAGCCTGCATTATATGAAGCGAGAGCTAGACGATAATCGCCGTTGTACATTTTTAACTTACCCTTCATATATTTTGCTGCCATACGAATATCTAACAACGGGTCTTTCCCTGCGACAAATCCCATACCTTTAGCTGTAGTTGGCATAAATTGTCCTATGCCAGTTGCTCCAGACTTAGGATTTTTTGCTTTTGGATTAAAACCACTTTCCCTATTTAGCTGCGCGATAAAGATAGCAGGGTCAAGACCTTCTTTAATAGCGATTTGACGAGCATAATCAATATAATCTCTTTTACTTAAAGTCATTCTATTAACCTCCTACCTTTGCTGACCAAGGGTCGTTACCAGAAAATAAAGAGCCACCCGTGTTCACCTTGTTAGCTTGTATCCCTTTTCCTCCAGCCCATTTAGGGAAATATTGTTTATTACCACTCTTCCAGTCATTGATAAGAGTTCCAATACCTTCATATCCTTTTTGGAAAGCATTACCCAATACATTAGATGAGCCGCTTCCTCCACGAGCATCGTTTCCTAAACCAGCCATCTGGTCTGCTAATTCTCCAGCGTTATTCCCCGTAAAATAACCAGCTGTTGATAAACCAGCTCCAACAGCTTTAGAAATAGGGTCTCCTAAACCCATCAAACCTTGACCAATTGAACTCATAACACCACTATACCAGTTCTTATTGGCTTTATCAACCATATCGTTATATTGGTCAACATCAGAATAAGCTTTACCTAAATGATAAGCATTATAATATGAATTATTTGCTCCAAGCATATTTTGATAATCTTGATTAGCCATACTGTAAGCGTTAGCAACATTACTGCCTTGCAACCTACTTAACATATCATTCCAATATCTTTGGTTATCATCATACGCTCTTTGTCCAGATGAACTATAGCCTCCAGATGTAGCAGAATAATTATTTCCCGTTACATCACCCATAGCACGTTGATAATTACGTAAGAAGTCGCTATTTTGTGCACTATCTGCTCCAAAATATTTATTCATATACGTATCCTGTCTAGCGGTTGGGTCACTAAGATAGTCATCCATCCTTGTTAGGTTTTTCTGATACAGAGGAATAGCCGTATCAGAGATAGCTTTGCCTCCTATATTATAGTCGGTTTGCTTCTTTTTTGAACGTTTAAATGCCATATTAAATTTTCCTTTCTGTTTTTATTATAGCATAATTTCATTCTATTTTGTACTCCACTTTAGTGAAGCTTGTACTCACCTCTTAAATCTAAGATGATGTCATCTATCCATTCTTGAGGTAAGCTTTTTTCTGCCCATTTAAGTCCGTGCTTATCACAATAATCCGCATAAGATGTTTTACTTCCTTTTTTAATTTTCTTCTGGGCGTTTTGGAAAAACATCCTAAACTCGACCTCTGGATATTGCTCTTTAAGTCGTAACATTTTCATTCTATCATCAACTTCCCATAATCCCTTTGTTTCAATTACAATATGAGGTGATACAGGGAAGTCTGGAGTGTATTTATGTTTTGTTTCTGGTACGATATATTCAAAAGTTTTACTTTCATAATTATCGTCTATTTGTAGTTCTCGAAGTCTTTCTTGCATCTTCTTTTCAAGACCACTTCTCCATCCGTGTTTTCTTCCAGCCGCATCAGCGGTTATCTTTTTCCTATGAAATTTCATCAAATCCCTCCTCTGTAACTTCTCCAGTAAGGTTGAAGAACTTTATAAGCGTTAGTTATATCGTCTGGGTTAATCAT